TGACAGATTACTACCTAAACAAAATTATGTAGACGAAAAAATTATAAATTTACATAGTAAAGCACCACAAAATGATTAGTAATAGAATTTTTTCCGGACCTGACGGAGAATTAAAACGTCGACAATTAAAGAGAGATTATGCAGCCTTCGTTGAATTTGTAAACGAAGGCTTTTGCATGACAAAATTTCATAAATATGTTTGTACAGAAATACAAGAATTTTTATCTGTAAAAACAGGAAAAGCCTTAGATATTTTATTGTTGTCAGTTCCACCCAGACATGGTAAATCTTTTATGGTTACAGAAACATTGCCTGCTTGGTTTTTAGGGAATAACCCTAGAGGTGAAGTTATTTTGTCATCTTATCAAACAACAATAGCAGAAAGTTTTTCTCGTCCTTGTCGTGATAAATTTAATGAATATGCGCCCGCAATTTGGGGTATAGGTCCGAATAAAAACATACAAACTAAAGAGTATTGGGAGACAGAAAAAGGCGGTAGATGTAGAGCCGCGGGACTTGACGCAGGTATTACACGTTATGGTGCTGAATTATTTATTATAGATGACCCAATAAAAAATGCTGCTGAAGCAAGTTCAGAAATAATAATTAAAAAGATATTAGCTGAGATGGGGCCATCTGTTCAGTCACGTATTTACCCCGGCGGTAAATTGATTGTAATACAAACAAGATGGGTAGAAAATGACGTTGTAGGCTTTATAAAAGAAAATTGGGCAGACTTTATATGGAAAGATATTAACCTTCCTTGTGAATATGATGAAGAAGCCGCTAAAGAAGGTCCTTGTCCTCTAGGACGTAAAATTGGCGATAGCTTAATGGGACCACATTTAGGAGACCCTGAGTTACCGCAAAAAATAGCAAATGACAATTTATGGTTAAGGTCGAAAAAGGCATTGGTTATTGCTGCAGAAGGTGAAAGAACTTGGCGAGCTCTGTATCAAGGAAAACCTACAAGTGCTACAGGTAATGTGTTTGACCCTACATGGTGGAAATCTTTTCGTAAGAAAGACTTTGTAATGGAAAGAGAAAGAAAATTGCTTTCTGCTGAAGAATTAAATTCACGTAAAAGATTTGAATATTTACAATTATCTATAGATGCTTCATTCAAAGATACAGAGAAGGGTTCTTTTGTAGCTATGGGTTTACGAGGTATCTATAGAGGTGGTATTTACTTGTATCATCAAGTAAATAAACGTATGGGCTTTGTAGAGACAATGGAAAAGATAAAATGGTTTACTAAAGAATTTCCGGAAATAGATGAACTTGTTATAGAAGATAAAGCAAATGGTAGTGCTATCGCAGATGTATTAAAATATGAACCTTCAGCTCCTCCTGTTGTTACAGTAAATCCAATGGGTGGTAAAATGTCAAGAGCTGAGGCAATAGCTTATTATGTAAAAGCTGGTATGATGTATATTGCTGAGGACCTTGATGATGAGGTTGATTGGCATATGCCAACAACTATGACGCCTAGAGAACGTGTTATCGCTCAACATAAATCATTTCCTTATGGTAAACATGATGATATGGTAGATGAAGGTTCTCAGGGATGCATACGTTTAATTAAATTAATAACAGGTGAGACACCTAAACCAGAACGTAAATTTGTACGTTATACAAAATGGTATCCTGATATGTGGGAAGATTTTGAACAAATGAATGCTAAAGAACAAGAAAAGTTTATTCAAATATATGGTGCACCAGAAGAATGGATGTCAGGTGCATAAAAAATAATTATCTTATATAGAATGAAATTATAAACAGGAGAAACTATATGGACAGAACTGATTTGTATTTGCAATGGCAAATAGATAAATACTATGAGAATACTAAACGCGAGAATGAGATGGTGCAAAAAGTCACCGCTCTTTTTACTATCGCAGAAAGTTATCAGCAAAAAATAGATTATGTGAACTCTAAAAATTTAGAAAAATGGCGTAAGGCTTATCTCGGCAAATTAAATGCGCTTGATATGACTACAGGAGAAGAGAGTACACGTAAGAGTAAAAATTTACGTAAAATGATATATGAACTCATTGAGAGCAAAATAGATAATTCTATTCCTATGCCAAAAATAACACCGCGTTGTAAAGATGATTTACATCTTGTAGATATAACAGAAAACTATCTTAAATTTGAAATGGACAGAATGTTAACAGAACAAGAAAATGACCGTAGTGAAAGAGCTACCTATATTGATGGTACTAGTTGGTATAAGATATGTTGGGACAGTCTTGATAGTACACATGATAGGAGTGGAGATTTACGTATAGATATTTTATTAGCAGACCAGGTAATACCTGAACCTTGCGTTAAAAACTATAAATTAATGAATTATTGTTTTGAACGCTCTTATATGAGCTTAAGTCAAATTTATGATTTATATGGTAGAACAATATTGCCATCAGAAACAGGTAGTACCTGCGAGATTATTACCTATTATTATAAAAATGAAAAAGGTATTATTGGTAGATTTATATATGCTAAACACTCTTCTCAAGTTATAGCTTGGGAAGAAGATTGGCAAATACGTAAATTAAGAAAATGCAAGACATGTGGAATGGTAAATCCAATAAATGACATCTGTAGTAATTGTGGCTCTGATAAATTTATATATGAGAATGCAACAAAAGAAATACTCAAAGAGGACTTAATAAGATTACGTAATCCTTATGAAGAAGGTGAAACAAATGACCCTACTGATAATGTAAGAGAAGAGGTATTTCTTGAGGCCGGAACAGAAATACCATTTTACCAAATCAGACAACTTCCTTTTGTACCAAGACCTAGCATATCTTCATTAGATACAATATATGGTATAAGTGAAGTAAGTATCTTGCTTGATATGCAAGATAGTGTAAATAAAATTTTGACTAAAGTAGAAGATAAAATAATGAAATCAGGCACTGTAATTACAGTACCTAATAGAATTAAACTTAATGATACAGATGATACATTTAAAATTTTAAGTGTAAAAACGTCAGATGAAGCAGCTATGCTTCAGTCAAAACAAATAGTCGCAGATATACAATATGATATAGCAGGTGCTCAATTATTCTATGAAAGTGCCAGAGCTTCTTCTGGTGTTACTGAAAGTTATCAAGGGCGAAAAGATAATACAGCTGTTTCTGGAAGAGCTAAAGAAATAAGTGCTCTGCAAAGTGCTGGTAGATTAGAGTCACTTCGTATTATGAAGGCGGCTGCATTTTCTGGAGTTTATGAATTAGCCTTAAAATATTTGATGGCATTTAGCGATGAAACGAGAAAATTTGTAAAGACTTTACCTGACGGACAAAAAGAAGAAATGCTATGGAACAAATATATGTTTCTACGTAAAGATGAACATGGTAAAATTTATTATACAGATGATTTTGCATTTTCTACAGACCCAGCTGCTACTCTTTCTAATAACCGCGTACAAATGTGGCAAGAAACTTTACAGCATTTTACTATGGGAACCATAGGTAATCCAAGTGACCCAAGAACACTTAAATTGTTTTGGAATATTATGGATAGTATGCAATATCCTTTGGCAAAACAAATTATAGCAGGTATAGAAGAAGCCTCAAATCATTTACCTCCTGAGATTGAACAGGCTATTTTACAAAACCCAGAAATTTTACAAACGTTAACTGCATTAGTAAATGGAGAGGGAGAACAAAGAGGTGGAGCTAGACCTAATTCCGGACCTGAAGGAAATGGTTTTTCTCATGCAGCAAATGTCTCTAGAACTAATATGAAGAATAGTGCTGAGATAGAGAGAAATTCAACTATGAATAAAATGCAATTAACCGGAGGAAATATATGAAAAGTCTAGGAAATGAAATATTTGTACAGAAAGGTGAAACTTGGTCATTAGATTTTGAAATAATTACTGACAAAGGTGACCCCTTTATGTTATTTAAAGGTTGGAGAAATCCTTATTTGGTTATGACAATAACAGCCGCTCGATATGAGCAAAAAGGGAATTTCCGTCAATCTTGGTGGCTTGATATAGACAAAGCCTTTGTAGAAAAAGCTGATGGCAGTATGGAATTGGCTCCAATGAAAAGATTTGTATATCCAAAACCTTTGTACACAGATAATTTTAATATTGAAACAATATTAACAATATATGATAATTTTACAGCGGATGGTGATAAGACAAACCCTTCTGATATAACAAATTATTTGTTTTATCAAGACAATCTTGGTGAAAAACTTTATAAATACGTTAAAGACTATACTTTTGATGCTGAAAATAATATTATTGCAGAATGGGAAGAGTATAATTTTCGTATTATAAAACAATTTTCTACAGAAAACTGGATAGAGCAAAATTATCTCTTTGACATAAGAATATTGGCAGGAGAAAGTTTAGAAGAGCATGTTTATAATTATTTGTTGAGTAATAATATAACAGTAAATATGGCAGAAACACAAGAAGAATTACAAACACAAATAAATCAAATAACAGATACAAATAAAAAGAAAGAAATGCAAAAGTTATTTGATGAGGGCTGGCCTCTTTTCCCAAAATTTGATACAAATTTAATCTTGCTAAATCCAACTAAATTAAACGTAAGTGCTAATATTATGGGAGGTATCAAATAATGATAAATATTAGAGAAACAGCTATAATACCTTATAATAAAACATCTAATGTAATACGTATTAAAGATAAATATCATTTATATGCGCCTATTGCGGGTTTTAACAATGTTGGTCTAGCTGCCTTTACTTCAAGAGATTTTAACATAAAAAATGGTACAGTAGAACTAAAAGTAGCTTTGGTAGATTTTTATGATACTTCTAATCAACGACTTATTAATGTTGAAAACCATGCTGCTGATAGAACTAATCCTCATAATGTAACGAAGGATCAGCTAGATTTAAATAATGTAGATAATGTAAGGCAAATTCCTTTTAGCTATATAGACCACGACCCACTTTTAGGCGGAGAAAATCCAAGTCCTG